TAACAGCGTTAGAAGGACTACAGAGTGCAATCAGCGTAGTCAAGAAGGCTAGTAAGGTCGCAAGTGATCTAGCAGGCTTAGCTCCATCCATCTCGCGGCTTTTCGATGCTAAGAGCACCGCTACCAAGGCGATGCTTCAGGCAAAGCGTACAGGCGGTAAATCCAACCTAGGCGCGGCGCTACAGATTGAGATGGCCTTGGATGAGGCCAAGCGGTTTGAAGCCCAATTGCAACTGCTGTTCATGCAGGCGGGACGCATAGACGTATGGAATTCGGCAAAAGCTCGGCAAGCTGAGATGGATAGAGATGATGCCAGAGAGATGGCTGAATTGAAGGCTGAAGAGAAGAAGCGCAAAGAAGAAGAACAAGAGCAGATGGCGTGGGCTATTGGCGTTGTTGTGATCGTGATGCTCCTAGGCGCAGTTGGCTGGGGTATTGCTGAGATACAAGATTACTGTGCCAAGACAAGGTGTGGTCGGTGAATGAGTACCAGAAACAGTTTGACCAATTCCTTAAAATCTTTGTACGGTTGTGCATTGTTTGGTGGGTGCTTGGCCTACTCCGCTTTTTGCCAGACGAGCTTGCTGATAAGGTCGTGACCAAGATATTGGGGATGTTTGGACTATGAGTGAAGAAAAGCCAGCAGACGTACTAAGCAAGGTGTTGTCCTATGTGGATAGCCCATTCAAGCTATTTGCGCTAATACTCATGGCGGTGTTTGCGTTCTCTGGTTATTTTGTTTGGCAGAACCAAGCCTTTCTGTTTGAGGCGTACAAAGAAAACAAGAAGCTTCCAATGATCGCAGAGGACAGGGCTGAAGATGTTGTGGCTCACCTGTTCAAGAACACAGACGCTACGGTGGTCGCTATATTCAAAGTCAACCCACTATTTGGCACAAGAGTTCTGTTTCGAGCCTACACCAGAGAAGGTAGAGATAAAACGCATGACGGATTAGATGTTGGGCTGTTCACACAGAGTTCTGCCAACAACCGTGATGTGATTGCTTTGATGGCTAACGAGATACCTTGCAGTGAATATGCGGTAGCCCAGAGTGAGATCGGGCTTTGGTACATTGAGAAGGGTGTTACCTTTGGATGCCGTGTAAGTGTGCCACCAGAGCAAGGGCGGTTTGTTGGACAGATCACCGTTGGTTGGGACAAGGAACCCAAGGACATCACCAAGGCAATAAGCATGTTGCAGATTGCAAGTACCATGCTGAGTAAAAGCAAACAGTAAAGGACGACTATGGCTCAGTTTGAACCAGCTTTTGAGCTAATGATCAAGGATGAGGGCGGATACGTCCTCCACGACGTTGAAGGCGACACAGGCGGTATGACCTACGCTGGTATTGCCCGCAACAAGAACCCACAGTGGAATGGATGGGCACTGGTTGACAAGAAGGAATTCGGTGGCTCCCTGACGGGTATGGTGCGTGAGTTCTACAGAATCGAGTTCTGGGACAAGATGCGCGGGAACGAGATCAATAACCAAGACGTAGCCAACACCATCTTTAACTTTGGGGTAAATGCTGGCATGGGCATGGCTGTAAAGCTCGCCCAATTGGTCGTTGGGGCTACTCCTGATGGCGGAATAGGCGCCAAAACGGTCGAAAAGCTCAACCAGATTACTGACGGACAGCGGTTCAAAGAGTCCTATGCCTTGGCAAAAATTGCCCGTTACGCTGAAATTTGCAACAAAAACAGATCTCAGTCTAAGTTTTTGCTGGGATGGATCAACCGCACATTGAAAGGTTTGGCATGAGCTTACTAGGCGTTGGATCAATTATTGAGGCAGTGGGGAAGGTTGCTGGCGACCTGATCACCACTGACAAAGAGAAGATGGAGATGGAGATTGAGCAACGAAAGCTCGATCTTGAAGAGAAGAAAATCGACCAAGCGACTAACCTAGCCCAGATTGAGGTGAACAAGGTTGAGGCGGCGTCCTCTAGCGTGTTTGTCTCTGGCTGGCGACCTGCCATCGGCTGGATTGGTGTTGCGGCTATGGGCTACCAGTTTCTGCTCTACCCCCTGTTTCAGTGGGCTTGGAAGTACTTGCAGGCTATGGGTTGGGTTCCTGTTGGCATGGAACCTCCTCCCGTCCTTGACGCTGACCAATTATGGGTCATCCTCTCAGGCATCCTTGGTATCGCTGGTATGCGCTCTTTTGAGAAGACTAAGGGCGTGGCAAGCAAGTAACCTTGTCACAAGTTAAAAGGCATACTAAAATGTCCCAACGAATCTACGAGGTGAACGCATGACGACCGCAAGTGTTATGACCTATGACAGCTTGGTCGAAAACATCCAGTCTTATCTGGAGCGTACTGACCCTGCCACAATCGAGAAAATCCCTCTGTTCATCATGCTTGCTGAGCAGGTTATCGCCTCTCAGATCAAGTTCTTGGGCAACATGACCGTTAACACCAGCAACATGGTGGTTGGCGAGAACATCATTGCCAAGCCAGCCCGTTGGCACAAAACGGTCTCAATAAACGTCACAGTAGCTGGACAGCGCCAGCCAGTCTTTAACCGCAGGTATGAGTACCTCCGCGAGTACTGGCCTAACCCCGCTTCCACAGAAGTCCCCAAGTTCTACTGCGACTACGACTACACCCATTGGTTGATTGCTCCTACACCCAATGATGATTACGCCTTCGAGGTTTTGTACTACGAGCGAGTGCAACCCCTTGATTCTTCCAACCAGACGAACTGGTTTACGCAGTACGCTCCTCAAGCGCTCCTGTATGGTGCTTTGTTGCAAGCTATGCCGTTCTTGAAGAACTACGACCTAGTTCCTTCATGGCAAGCTCAGTACAAGCTCATCATGGACACCTTGATGGCTGAAGACAAGTTGCGTATCGCAGATCGTCAAGCAGTGGCACAAGACTCATGAGTTACAACAGCCCATTCACAGGTCAGGTCATTCAACCGACCGACGTCTCTTTCCGTGCCATTACGCTGAGTGCTAACACCCAGTTGCAGTGGCCTATCAACGGTAACGCAACAGACGACTACGCCGCTCGTATCATGCAGGTGACGGCAACCACAGCAGGTCTAAGCCTGTACATGCCCCCTGCAAACCAAACCTCGGTTGGTAATGATGCGCTGATCAGAAACACTGGTGCTAATACTTTTACGGTCAAAGACTACGCTGGTACGAACACCATTGTGTCTATTGCCGCTGGTGAGACCAAGTACATCTACGTCACCACCAACACGAATGATCAAGGCACTTGGGGTGTCATCGCTTTTGGTGTTGGTACATCAAATGCCGATGCCGCCACCTTGGCTGGTTATGGTTTGGTTGCCTCTGGCGCTACGCTGAATCAAAGCCACCCAGTTCTGTCTTTAATTGCTGGTTACACATTCACCACCACAGATCGAGCTCAGACCTATGTGTGGGGAGGCGGTACAACGACAGCTACCTTGCCTGCTAGTGCCACGGTTGGAAACAACTGGTTTACTCTTCTGAAGAACAACGGTACAGGAACCCTGACTGTTGGCACAACTGGTTCTGAGCTGATTGATGCTGGTCTGACAAAGACTTTTGCTCCTAACGAGTCAGCTTTCTTGATCTCTACTGGTTCTGCTTATGTGACCGTAGGTTACGGAACAAGCACCCAGTTTGAGTTCACAGCCTTGGTTAAGAACGTCACAAATGGCGCCTATACCTTAACAGCTAGTGAAGCATCAAACACCATCCAAACTTACGTTGGAACGCTGACAGGTAACGTCACAGTCACCTACCCACCTGTAGTTAACTTCTACGTGATCAGTAACCAGTGTAATGCTGGCGCATTCACGCTTACTTTGACAACAGGTGTCTCTGGTGGTGCTACAGCTACGATCCCCTCTGGTGGTCAGGCTACGCTGATCTGCGACGGTACAAACTTCTTGAACGCTAACACAGCGCTGGCTGGTGGTGTGTCTCTGTCCCTGATCAACGGTACGGCAGGGGTTCCTTCGCTGAACTTCTCATCGGAGACGAATACGGGCTTGTATCGCCCCGGCGCAGGGCGCTTTGGCATCTCCGTCTTGGGAACACAGATCGTTGACGTTGACGCTACTGGTACGCAAGTCACTGGTGCGATTGATGCGACTAGCACTGGAACTTTCCTTGGTGGTGTTAGAGGCGGAACGTTCTCATGACAAAAAAGGTCTTTGCCCTTGATACGAAGCCGGGGATCCAGCGCGATGGCACGGTCTTCGACAAAGACTTCTACAACGACGGCAGATGGGTTCGTTTCCAACGTGGTCGCCCTCGCAAGATGGGTGGCTACCGCCAAATAACCGCCGCCCTTGCTGGCATCTCCCGCGGTATCTTTGTTGACTCTGAGAACGGTTTCTCCAAGATCTTCAATGGCTACCGCAACGGCCTGCAAGTCATCGAGATCAACAACAGTGGCGTCGGCGCTGGTATTACCAACTTCGTGATCTCCTCGCCCCTAAACTCTTTGGGCACGATCACCGCTGGTTCTCAATATACAAACGGCTCATATACAGCTATCCCCTTAACTGGTGGAAGCGGATCAGGCGCAACAGCCAATATCACTGTAGCGTCTAACGGCGTAACAGCGGTCACGATTGTGAACGACGGTAACGGTTACTTAGTAGGCGATACCTTGTCCGCCGCGCCAGCATCGATTGGTAATGGTGTGAATACCTACGGAACCATCACAGGTGGATCTCTGTACGCCAACGGGACGTATTTGAGTGTCCCCATGATCAACGCTTCTTCTACGCCTGCTGGAACTGGCTCAGGTGCGACAGCGAATATCACCGTCTCTGGTGGTGCTGTCACTGGCATCACAGCCCAAGACCGTGGCGTAGGCTACAAAGACACAGACATTCTGACAGCCAACCCAGCTTTTATTGGTGGTGTATCTGGGATCATTGACACCTACGGTCAGATCGTTGGTGGGTCTCTTTATACGGCTGGAACCTATACAGGTGTAAACTTTACAGGCGGTACAGGTACAGGCGCCGTAGGCACTGTTGTCGTCACAACTAATTCAATCGTTGCTGTCACTAACGTCATTGGTGGCTCTAACTACACAAACGGATCTTTCCCTAACGTTGCCCTAACTGGTGGCGCTGGTACTGGTGCTTTAGCTACCGTCACAACCTCTGGCGGAAACGTTGTTGCTGTGGTTATTACGTATGGCGGAAACAACTATGCGGCTAACGATGTTTTGTCTTGCTCAGCATCTAGCATCGGTCGGGGCGTAACAGCCTTTGGAGCGATCACAGGCGGTTCTGGCTACGTGAATGGAACCTACCCTAACGTGACCCTCACAGGAGGCACAGGAAGCGGTGCTAGAGCCACTATAACGGTCTCTGGCGGCATTGTGATCTCTGTGGCACTAACTTACGGTGGAGTCGGTTATACAGCCTCTGACAGCCTCACCACAGCCAATACCAACCTTGGCGGTACAGGTTCTAGCTTTGCTGTCGTAGCCTCTACGGTTGCCGCTAGTTCTGGCTTCCAATGTTCTGTTTTCTCTGTTTCAACAGGATCTGTAGGTTCTGTGACTTTGACAAATGACGGAACAAACTATTCTGCTGGCGATGTTCTGACAGCTTCTAACGAAGACATTGGTGGTGTCAACGGTGTGATTGGTGCTATTGGTGGGATTACCGCTGGTAACTTTTACACCAACTCCACAACAGCCTCAGTGACAGCGTCTATCTCTGGAACTGTGATGACCGTGAGCGCTGTAAGTTCTGGTGCTTTGGTTGTTGGTCAGACCGTCTTTGGTACTGGCGTGACAGCAAATACCACGATCACATCTTTTGGCACTGGCTCAGGTGGTGTAGGTACGTATAACGTCAGCGCCAGCCAAACTGTAGCCAGCACAAGCATTTCATGTATCGGTGTGTTCCGTAATACACCCTTAACAGGTGGCTCAGGAACAGGCGCTACGGCTAATATCATCATTCTGAACAGCCGAGTCTACTCTGTTGAGATCGTCAACGCTGGCGTGAACTACGCTGTTGGCGACACACTGAGTGCAACATTTGCAGGCTCTACCAACGGTATTGCCACGATCTCTGCCATCACTGGTGGTTCAAACTACACCAACGGTACATACACTGAAGTTCCATTGACAGGTGGTACTGGCACAGGCGCCAAAGGTACTGTCGTGGTAGCAGGTAACACCGTGACATCTGTAACCATCACATCCGCAGGAACAGGCTACACAGTAGCTGATGCCATGAGCGCATCTTCAGCCCTGCTAGGTAACGGTATCAACGCTCTGAACACTGGTTCTTTGGTTGGCGGTACGAACTACGGTACAGGAACCTACACGAACGTTCCCTTGACTGGTGGTACAGGATCTAACGCTCAAGCGACCATCGTCGTTGGAGCTGGTGGCGACGTTACTTCTGTGACCTTGACTGCTCGAGGTATCAACTACACCGCCGCTGATAACTTAAGCGCCGCGGCATCCAACCTTGGTGGTGTCACCAATGGCGTAGGGACTCTAGGCGCCATTACTGCTGGTGCTAACTACACCAATGGAACTTTCTCCAACGTCCCCTTGACTGGCGGAGCTGGTACAGGTGCTCTAGCTACGATTGTCGTCTCAGGTAATGCTGTGACCTCAGTGACTATCACCACAAAAGGAAACAACTACGTTGTCGCCAACGCTTTGTCAGCTTCTGCATCGAGCATCGGTAACGGTATCCAGACCCTTGGAACCTTGACTGGTGGCGGTGCTTACACAGCTAACGGCATCTTGACCACAAACACCCTTGTCGGTGGAACTTTGTACACCAACGGAACCTACACTGGCGTCTTTTTGACAGGTGGAACAGGTTCTGGTGCTGTTGCCACTATTGTGGTGGCTGGTGGTGCGGTAACAACTGTCACCCTGACCGAGACAGGCTCTGGTTATACCGTCAACGATACCTTGTCAGCTAACAATGTTGACATCGGTGGAACTGGTTCTGGCTTCTCTGTCAAAGTAGCTACAGTTGGTGATGCGACATTCACCAATGTGTCCCTCACAGGTGGATCAGGTACAGGGGCTAAGGCAACCATCGTTGTTGGAACCTCTGGTGCTGTGACCTCTGTTACCTTGACTGATCGTGGTCGTGGCTACATCTTGAGCAACATCATGTCAGCCAACTCCACCAGCATCGGTGGTACTGGTGCAGGCTTTGTGATACCTGTATCTGCGATATACGCAAGCGCTGGGTTCTCTGTTCCTGTTGCAACTGTAGTCACTAGCTCAGGCTTTACCATCCCTGTCTCTACGGTCTACTCAAGCTCTGGTTTGGCCTTTACTGTGGCAAGCCTAGGTAGTGCAGGAGGCTTCTCAGTTCCTGTGACCTTTGTGAAGTCTAGCAACGGGTTCCAGTTCAGCGTGTTCACGGTTACTCAAAGCTCAGGCTTCTTGGTAGACGTAGCGACTGTCTACGCAAGCTCTGGATTTACAGTCAAAGTAGCTAGCGTTGATCCTCAGTTTGCTTACAACGACAACAACTTGTGGCAGTTTGATGCGCTGTACGACACGCAAGGTGGGAATAACTTACTGCTAGCGCACCCGGGGCAAAACCTCTCCGAGATCGACAGCACCGTCAACACCCCTGTCTTTTTTGGAAACATCAACGGAAGCGTTGTCACTCCTCTTAAGGACACAGGCGGCGCCTTCCCAACTGGCGACATCATTGACGTCTCTGGTGGTGTTGTGTCCCTGCACCCTTATGTGGTGGTTTATGGCGACAATGGACTCCTCAAGAACTGCTCAGCAGGCGATCCTACTGATTGGAACTCTGCTGACGCTAATGAGGTCAACGTAGCGACTGGAAAGATCGTCAAGGGTCTACCTGTCAGGGGCGGTTCAAACTCGCCTTCTGGGCTGTTCTGGAGCCTTGATAGCCTAGTTCGTATGTCCTACATCGGTGGCGTGGGAACTCCTGCCCAATACTGGCGCTATGACATCATCTCTAGCCAAACATCTATCCTCTCGTCACAGTGCGTGATTGAGTACGATGGTATCTACTACTGGATTGGTGTTGACAGGTTCCTCTTGTACAACGGTGTTGTGAAAGAGATCCCAAACAACATGAACCAGAACTTCTTCTTTGACAACCTGAACTACTCTCAGCGTCAGAAGGTCTGGGCAACCAAGGTTCCTCGCTTTGGTGAGGTATGGTGGTACTACCCCAGAGGTGACTCAGATGAGTGCAACGACGCGATCATCTACAACACTAGGGAAAACACTTGGTATGACGCAGGAACAGCCCTAGGAGCTAGACGTTCTGCTGGTTACTTCTCTCAGGTCTTCCGCTTCCCGATTGCCGCTGGTGCAGACATCAACCTTGTTGGCGCGCTGAACCAAATAACCATCGCCAACGCTGGATCTGGCTACACAAACGGAACCTACCGCTTTATCGCCTTAACAGGTGGTGCAGGATCAGGAGCAACCGCGACCATTGTGGTGGCAGGTGGGATCGTTACCTCTGTCGCTTTGGAAGACTTCGGTCAGGGCTACGTTGCTGGTGACACCCTCTCAGCTTCTATTCCTGCTGGTATTAACTTCGCTTTGACGGTCAATGAGACCAACAGCGAGGTGTCTTTGTGGCAACACGAGATTGGTACGGACGCTGTGCAGAACACAACCGCTGTGGCGATTGAGTCTTACTTTGAGACCAATGACTTGGGTTGGGTCTCGGGAGGCCCTTCCCAGCCATCCCCCATCGGTGAGAACAAGTGGATCCACCTTGACCGTATTGAGCCTGACTTCGTTCAGAGCGGAACCATGTACGTTCAGGTCACTGGTAGATCGTTTGCTCAGTCTGAAGACCAAACCTCAGCTCCTCGTGAGTTTGAACCAAACACCAACAAGATCGACGTTCGTGAAC